GATTCCTTCGTATATTCTTGGAAATCTGCGAATTTTCATATTACGTATATCAAAATGGCAAGATTTATAAGTCCCATTATAGTCATATAAGTTACAGGAAATATATTATATACAGTTAGTATTAATCCAAATAATACTAAAGCTAATATAATTAATACCCATACTTTAATTTTATCTTTATTCCATTTCATAATCTCATTTCTCCTTATAAATAAACTAGTGTTAATACTATAATAATTATAACTACTACAGTAATTAAACTAAATTTATTAGCCTCTCTAGCATATTTTGATCTCACATTATAAGGTTTCCATTCATTTCTGTGATATTCCTCAGTATATAATTTACTATAATCCCATGAAAAATATGCTACTATTAATTCTAAAATAAGTAATATAAACTTTATCATATTATTTCAGCTCCTTATAATGCTAATGCTATTAAATCCATTAAACTATTATAACTAATATATAATAAACATATTGCCAGTGCAATCATAAATGCCATTTGTTCTTTTGTATAATCTTCACCCTCTATACAATAATAAATTAACATCCCAACTGCACCATCAACTATTAAAATAGCTATAAATGATAAAAAGCACATAATTTTTTCTAATATATTCAACATTCTCCAAATACCCCCATACTTATAAATATAAAGAATATAGTATAACTACACATTAAAGGTATACCAAAATTCTTTAATGTCTTTTCTTGTCCTTTATAACATAAACTATGCCATATAAAAGTGATTGCCAATGAATCTAATAATGAATTTAATGATATCATACATAATATTATTAACATATCAATCACCTCTCAGTAATAATATACCATTATTAGCCATAACCCATGAAAAACAAATACAAATAATACAAGTATACATTATTATATACCATATCCAAAAGTTTTTAAATGTTTTTGGTTTATCACTATCATAAGTACCTCCAATAACGAAGTATACTAAAACTGCACTAACAAGACATATTACATTTAAAAATAACATATTACCTACCATAAATATCACCCTAATCCAAGTTCTCTAAATATACATAAGTTCTTTATTTATTTTTAAAATTTCAACACCATATTTATCCCATATTAAATCTAATTCTTCTTTAGAAGGTAAATTTACAGATTTTACTAATAAATCAAAACATTCATCAGCAGTTAAATCTTTATATAAATAACTACCAATATTAGTAGTGAAATTATTAGATATTTTAGTTCCATGAATATTATTAAATCTACCTATAATTTCACTAATATACATATTCAAATCTTTTTTCATGATATTTTCGACTCCTTTGCTAAACTTTTTAAAGCATCCATTGACATATTTTCTATTCTATTACATAAATCAATATGTTTCTTAGCTGCTAATATAGAAGCAACTACTAATGCTAACTTCTTAGTAGGTCTCATAAATAATCACCTCATAGCACAATAAACTCTATAACATATATCGGTTATTCCATAACCTATTAAAATTCCCAAACCAAATAAGAAACCGTAATAATATAACATTTTCTTATCAAACTTCATTTTCTTCTCCTTTCTTTTTAACTTTATCCCAACTAAAGTCTTTACTTATCTTTCCTTCCCTTTTAAGTTGTTCAGTTACCTCTAATACTGTCTTTTCTATTGCTTCTGGACTTAAATGTTTATCTATTATAGCTTCTATTCTATTATAAAATTTATTTCCAGATAAATGATCTTCTATTGTATCATTAACTATTTTATTTATTATATATTTATCATTACTTTCTTTTACTTTATTATATAGTGAATGCTTTTTAGCTCTATAAACTAAATACACTATTGTAATTAATATAATTCCTATAATTAATACCATAATAGATATAGCTAATACTCCAATACTTGAATCCATTATTATCACCTCTAATCATCAAAATGAATTGATCCTATCAACATTAAAAATCCTAACATTACCACTAATTCCATATTTACTCCTTTAATTACTCCAATTATCTAAATAAAATAACCCAGCTATTACCAATATTCCTATAATAATTCCAGTAATCATAATATCCTCCTATAATTATATCGTTTAATTTCCATTTTAAAGCCATTATACCATGTTTTACGGCGTTTTAAATATGTTAATGATAAATTAACCATCTTATATATTAAAACATTAAATTTTGCCATCGTAGTGGCTTAAAATTGATTTTATATCTTCCTCTGTATAATGCTTTTTCCTAAATTCTTCCACTATATCTACAATAGGTGTATCATCCTGCTCCCATTTAAGCTTTTCTTCAATTGAAAGATTATAGCTATCTATATTAATACCATTCTTTCTCAACTGTCCTTCTATACGCTTACAACTTATATTAAAATCCATATTACGCATTCTTTCAGCTCTTATTTCATTTATAGTACTTATAAGCATAATTATTATTAGTATAATAAATATAACTGTCGATCCAATCCAAATATATTCCATCTTTTGTTCCTCCTAGTAGTATAATTGCGCTGGTTTTGTGTTAGCAAATTTTATTATTTCTCTTTTAATTCTTTTATAACTATTTTTATTTCTTCTTATTATACGTTGTTCCTTTTCTACACTTTTATTATAACTAATCATAGCCCATGTAAATACATATATCATACAAATTTCAAATAAATACTTAAACATAAATTTTCCTCCTTTAAAATGCCATTTAAACGCTCTAATACGCGTTTTACGACGTTTTAAACTATTAAATGAACATTTTATAAGCTTATTTATTAAATCGTTATAAACACTGTATAAACGATTTAAACATCTATACATTTTCCATTAACAATTTAGTTAAATATAATATAACAACTCCTATCCCAAACCATAATACAGATTTACACTCTATATCTGGCTTATATTTATAGTACGGATATCTTCTAAGTTTCTGATATTTATCACTATAACCACTTGATATTGCTAGACATATTAAAAATATCGAAAATCCTATTATTAGTATTACACCTTTTAACATTTACCCACCTCTTAATATTTTGCTGTACATAAAGGTTTGGAGAAGGTATTACCCTTCTCCAAATTTTAACTTATGTCCAATTCCTTAAATACTTTAACCAAATACTCATTATCAACATTTTTAATAATGCTGTCAGTATTTTCTATTTTCTTCTTAAACTCTGCTATAGCTCTATTATATACTTTTGTATTTCTATCTACAATAGCATTTAATATCTTACAAAGTTCAACATATGCTGGATGTTCTTTATTAATTCTACTACCTCTACATTTAGGATAGTCAAATTTCATATAGAGTTTTATTTTATTAGAGTTATTATCACTAATAGGAAAACTAAGCATCGCTACATATGTTTCTTTCCTTCTAAATTTAATGTATTTACCTATTATTGTATTTCTGGCAATAACATTATGAGTAAATACGGCATCTTTAGCTATTTCTAGTATACTTTCTTCTGGAATCTTATTTCTCTTTATAAAAGATTCTACAAATTCCTTAACTTTTTCATCTAATACCGTTATTAGATCTTTATCATATACTTTTGCAGATTTAAGTAATATACCAATACTTACATTACGTAAATCCTTTTGACATTCTCTCAAGTACTGATATAATTCATCTGTGATTAGTTCTTCCTCTGCTAATATTGATATGTTAGATGCGTACATATCATATTCATCTATCTTACCTCTATATAATTGTACATCCATGTGCTTTATCTTCCTTTTAATTTATTTTGTACTAAACTGTTATGTGCTTATATGTCCACCCACGTGCAATGTCATATACTAAATATAAGGGAAGGCCTAAATCAATAGCGATTCTATTAAGTCTATCTCCTTCCTTAATTCTAGTTTTTATAGTAGTTACTATATCATCACTTAAATATGTCTTCTTCTTAACATATTTCATTGCATGGGCGACATTTTCTCTTTGAGATATATACTCCAAATTCTTAAGAGAGTTATTATGTTTATTTGCATCCTTATGATTTATAATCATATCTGGTGCTTGTGGACCTAAAAATGTATGTGCTACTATCATATGTACTTTACATCTAACAGGAACATTATCATCACTCATAAGATCTACACTATAATAACCTCTCTTATCATCAAATGGAATTAGCTTTCTACCAGTGGCTTTACGAAAGATATTTCCATTTTCATCTACGATATATTTACTGAATTTGGTACCTCTGAAAATACATTCTCTTTCCATATTAAGCTGATTCCTTTTCTCCATCTAATTCAATTTCAGTTATATCTGCTTTACCTCTCATTGCTAAGAATAAAGTCATATAACCTCCTTCAATTAGGCTATGTTTAGGACTTATTTCACCTCTAATAGGATTAAATGTTATTCTATATGGATTTAGTGCTAAGAATATAGATAAAGCTATATCTCTATGTAAAGTAAATATACCAACAGAGTCCCCGTCCTTATCTCCCTTAAAGTTACCATCTAATGTAATATCATTAATTCTTATTACATCTTCTTCTGTAAGTCCAATACATTTAAGACTGATTTGACTTCCAAAATAGATATTTGGCGCTCTATATAATAAGAAATAAGCCCAGTTATTCTCTATCATATCTGCTAAAACTTTATCCATTATATCTTTATCTTCTTGAATAGGAATATTCTCTCTCATTCTAGCAAGATTCTCTGGAGTAGCTCCATGTTTAATATATAAATCCATATAATCATTTTGAGTTATTTCCCCAAATGATTTATAACCCATAGTGAATACATCTAATCTAGGATTATCTGTAAGTCCACTAACTATAAAACGGCCACTATTAGGCATACGGCCACCAAAAAGAACAGATCTTATAAGACTTTCTTTATCATCAAGAAGTTCTAAATATATCTTCTCTTTAATTTCATTGAAATTATCACTAATTGTAGAAAGTTTCTTTAAGATATCTTTACTACTACTATATTCTATACCAGTTGCATTTATTTGATCTGCAAGACTAGATATTTCTATATAGCATTTATTAATTGGATGGGTTTGCATATTTTGACTACCATCCAACTTATTATTAAGACTAAAATGTCTAAAATTCTTACTAAGTACTGGGATGTAATAAGTCATTGCATTGCCAATATGTTTTAAGAACTTTTCAATATATTCTTCTTGAACATAGTATTTTATAAAAGCCTCCAATGATTTATCATCTTGGAGATCAAGTAATGTCCATCTATTTTCTTCACTTTTCCTAATTCTAAAGTTATTAAGATTACTAATAATAATTTGCTTTAAAGATTTACTTTCCTTCTTAGCTTTAAAAATAGATGGTTTTTGTTTATCCTTATCCTTAATATCAAGTTTACGTAGATGTTTTAAAAACACATCAAACCAATATGGATTAAATATTCTATATTTAAGTTTTATCCATCCACGGATTTTTTCTACTAAAGTAGTCTCCCCTTTACAATGTGGACAAATAATACCACTTCTAGGACCAACTGTTTTCCCACAACCACAAGCAAATCTTTTTTGCTCTACAGATTTAGGGTCATCATCTCTAGGTCCAAATAAATAACTATAAATACCCATACTATCAACCATACTATCAATATCTACAAGTGTTTTGATATTATACGATACAGAAGTATCAATATCAAATCCTATACCACTCTTAATATCTTCTTTGTATAGTTCATTTAAGTTTGATGTTGTTATTTTCAATGCAAATTTAATTCCTTCTTTCTCTTTATTTGCATTTGAACGTTTTGCATTAATTTCTAATAATTGCCTATAATCGTCCAGAACATCACTAAATGAATAAATTTTACTGTGCTGTTGCATTCCCATACATTATCCTCCTAATATTATATTATTCTTTGGATAATGTTATCGATATCTATATCATTCATAATTCCAAAATTAATTTTTCTCATATTAGTTAGAATATTCTTTCTAATATTACTCATATTTGATGGATTTACTTTCTGTTTAAATACTTTTTCATTTTGAACTTTAGTGCATCCATAAATAGTTCTAGTGTTATAAGAAATATTTACCGCATAATTGAAATAATTAATTTTGTCATCATCTTTGTAGTAGGTATATTCTACTAATGATATCTGTTTATCATTAACATTATCCGAATATATCTTCTTTTTACTTCTGTACATTTATATCCTCACCTATTTCACAAATAAAAAGAATCTATATTAGTTATTAAACTACATTATTATATGTAATTATCAACATGATAAGATTCTTGTTAATTATTTTCACTTAGTTTCTTTTGTTCTGCAACTTGAACTGAATTATATGCTTCTATTTGTGGCATTAATATAAGAGATCTGAACTCATCACAATATTTATCTATTGCTTCTTCCCCTGCTTCTTGAACTAATATTTCTTTAATACCATCTACTAATTCTTTACAACTCTTTTCTAAATCTAAATCTCTCATTATACCAGAAAGTATTCCAAGAGCTTTACATATTAAACTATATTCTGGAAGTGCTTTATTATTTTTAATTTGTATTAAGTTCATTATAGACTCACCGCTATAATTCATTGCACTCATACTATCGTCTGGTTTAGAAATTTCATCTTTAATACTAGCGTATGGAGTTTGAGCTATTTCTTCAGATTTTCCAGTAGTTTCAGACTCAACTGGAGCTACGAAGAATATTCTTGTAGCGAATAACCCACTAACTTCTACCATATCATTAGCCATTTCTATAAGAATACTAGGAACTTTAAGTCCCATTTCTGTTATAAGAACATCCACACTCTTATTTTCTTTAAGATGGAATGGTAATAATGCTAATAGAGTTCTACTCAATTCTATTAATAGTAATTGTATTCCTTCATATATAAATGGTGTAGTTTCATTTCCACATATAGTTTTCATTTTAGGAATATCTGTACCTAAATTATATAAAGCATTTACAGTTTTACATAATTCCTCATCTTCTTTATAAACTGCATTTATTGTAGCAATAGCATCGTCTACGAATTTAAACATTTTAGATTTCTTAAAATCGCCTGTTAAATCTAGAGCGTCTGCATTAGTTTTATAGAATAATTCCATATTAGATACATATGTATTAGTATAATTAGAAATTATTTCTACCATATTTAAACAGTCTGCATCTGATGGAAGTTCTTCTACTCCGCCTTCTAAATTATCAAAATCAGAAGATACATCTACATCATCACTAGAATAATAAGAAGGGTCTATTCCTTCGGAATCTCCAGTTTCTTCTGGTATTTCATCACCAGAAGTAGCTTCTGGATCTACAGGAACATCTCCATCTTCAGGTGGAATATCATCTATATTTTCATTCCAGTCTGCGTCTACTTGATCTTCAGCTATTTCTTCATCTCTTAATTCATCATTTGCTTCTAATTCTGTTTCTAAATCTTCAAATCCAATTCTATATTTATAGTCAGGATGTGTCATATGACATTCGACTCCATATTTTTCATTTAGAATTGATTTCATTATTTTTTTATAATTCTTATCCAATTGTTACACCTCCTAAGATAGTTTTTTAATTCTTAACATTTCTGCAAGATCTTTTTGTAGTCTAGAAGCTTCACTATTAAATTCACCAGCAGTTCTCTTAGTAAATATAGGACTTCTATTCATACTAGCTGTTATAGTATCTGTATTAATATCGTATATACCAACACTCATAAGAGGTAAGTTATTATACATTCTATTAACTGTTGATCTACTAGTAACATCAAATCTTGCATCTTGAAGCATTTCTGCAACGTTATTACTCATTAATATATTAATGAAAGGTTTCTTGATACCAACAACAGCATTCATATTATCATTTAATACTTTTGCTGCTTCATTATTTCCTTCTTTAACAGTTGCTTTTATTGCTTCTTTAGATTTAAATGTAAAGAATGATTTAAGTTTTTCCCACCAGCTTCTATTAGCTTCTTGAGCTTCTGCTATTATTCTATTATTTTGCTTAATAAACATTTGAGCAAGTTCATTTGCAGGAACTACTTTAGGTAACACTTGTACACCAATCATATATTTTTTAGTATGAGCTTTTGCTCCGTTATCTAGTAATATAGTAACCTCAGCTTCAACATAAGTAGGAACAGAACCAGTACTACTTTCTCGCATTACTGCTTCTTCCATAGAAATCTTTAATTTGAAATGTTTTTCTAAGTTTTCTACAAAAGCTTCTGCAAAGTTATCAATTACTTGAGAACCGTTGAATTTTCTACTGAAAATACTATCTCCTATAGTTTTATATGCTTTTTTAGCTTTATCAAATTCTACAGCATCAAAACCAGTCATAAATGGAAGTTTTCTATAAAGATGTGGAGTATTTGAAGTAAGTCTTCCTTCTATAGAACTCATTATAAGACTTCTTACAGTCATTGCATTTACAACTTCTAATGATTTACAATACATATTTCTAACGTCAATTGGTAAATCGTCTGATACTACACATATTAATGTGACTACATTAGATCCTAATGGCATAGAACCTTTTGGATTATTTAACATATCCCAAAATGTAAATAATACATTAGTTACAACTGGTTCAAATATTCTATAAGCAGATCCTATAAGATTCCTTATACCAGACGCAACTCCACTACGTATCATACCACCAAAATTTCCACTATCAGCTATATTAGGTGGTCCAGCGTAATGTGTATGACTATGAATATCTGCACTATTACTAGTAGAATAATCATTTCTAATTTGATCTCCCGATACGTTTGTAGTGTTATAATTATCATCTTCCATTGCAACTTGATCAGATGGTTCTGTATTAACATCTTCAGTTGCAACGTTAAGATCTTCAGTTTTCTCATTGATATTTTCATCAATGTTAAGATTATTGGACATAAAAATTCCTCCTTTTTAAAATTTCTAACAGGGGGTTGTTTTTAACAAAAGAGACAAAAAAACTGAGGTTGTCCTCAGTTTTATCTTAATTATTTAATATTTTACTTCCAACCACCAACAGGTTTAACACTTGTTGGAGTTAGATTTTGTCCTACAACTTCAGCAGTTTCTACTGTTGATTGTACTACAGTAGAAGGTCCAAATCTATTTGGAGTAACATTATTAGGAGTATTATTTATATTACCACTACTAATTAACTCCATAAATTTTCTAACATCATCTTGAGTCATGTTACTAATACCATTTATCATAGATTTTTGCTTTTTATCATTTTCTTGCGCTTCTATTGCAGCTTTTATTTGAGTTCTGCCTTCATCAGAGTTTAAATATTCAGCATAGCTATTAATTTTAACTACACTTTCATTATAAATGAAACTATTAACTATATTCATGAAATCAAATGTAGGTATTCCAAAATAGTTTACTAAATTGAAATCTTGAAATAATGTTCCATCTACTTCTAGAGTAAACATATTTTGATTCTTATAAAATACTCTTATAGAAGTTTCATTAAATTGATCAAACTCCCCACCTTCAACTACAGTTTTCATAGTTTCTATAATATTGATAATTCTTTCATATTTCTTCTTTACAGCTCCAGCATCAAATGTTTCTATTTCATCTACATTATAAATGCTTCCTAATTCACTATAAGATGTTTTAACCAATTCTAATAATTTTCCTAAGTATTTAATTTTATTTTCTTTATTTAATATCATTCTATTTCCTCCTAATTATTCTATTTATTATATATTTTTTGCTCTATTATTTGGACTATAAAGTTTATTATACATCATATTTAACAACTTTTCATAGTCCATATTCTCAGTTATATTTGTATAATTAAATCCTACAACTAAAGAAGGTTCATTACCTTTAGGACTATCTAATATAGAAACTAATGCATTTTTAAAAGATGCATTATTTATCATTTGTACACCTTCACTCTTTTCGATGTACTCATCAGTTGGATATTGTTTATCTAATATTTCTATATGTACTTCTTTATTATCCTTTTTACCTTTTAACACAAATTCACATATTCTCTGTGTTTTTATGTTATTGTCAGTTTTAGATTCAACTACGACATCATACTGCATCATATTTCTATAAATCATAACAAATTTGATTTCCTTGTTCATCTTATTCCTCCTATCAAATCTAATTTATGTCATTAACTAATACTGATACATGACCATTATTTGCATTAACTAGTTCATCGATAGTTTCCATATTTTCAATATCATCCATTATACCTTGTAAACCATGTATATCTGTTGTATAATTCATATATGCAAAGGATGTTGTATATTTACCATTAGTTCCGGGTTTAGAGTTGATAACTCTTTTAAAATGTATAGCAAAGTTTGGATGTCTAAGAATATCCCTAGCATAGCTGTATTCAGCATATTTATAAGGACTATCTTTCTTTCTCTCTTGTACCATATATTTCTTTTTAACCCGATTTGGTCTATATTCTATTGTAGCTAATAGTTCAGTTGTATTTTTAGTTATATCTTTATATTTTTTATCAACGAATACATCTATCATATAACCAGATCTAACTAATCTTACGAATATTCCTTTGAAATTTGTTACTATATCTTCACGTAATCTCATTTTGATTCCTCCTTGATAGTTTTGCTAATATCTTCAAATATAATTTTCTTTAATTCATCAGACTGGAAGAATTTCATAATATCTGAATATGTTGCTGTATGTTCATACTTTTGAAGATTAAATCTTAGCTTTGATTTAGAAACCCTTTCTTGTGTAAAGATTTCTATATCCATGTTATTTCCATTTATACCTACCTTTATATTTAGAAAGTTATCATAATCTCTATCAATCATAATTACCTCCTAATCTATCAATTCATTTAATAACCATTCATAATTTCCATCTGATTTAATTCTTTTATATGGGAATGAAGATGGAATTCCTTCTTTAGAATTTATTACTTTAAGTAAACATTTTCTAAATGAAGGATGTAATATTACATCTTTCTTAACTAAATCAGAACTATAGTCAGTTTCATCATACTTTCTTGGTAGCATTGTGATGTATTCCTCTTCTTTATTATAACTAAATTCAAATAAGTGTTCAACTATAGTTTCTTTTTCATTCATACTATTAATTGTACTACTAAGCATAACTTCATAATACCCATCATGTTTACTAATAGTTACAGTTTCAGATAATCTAGCCATTATGCATCACCTATACTTCTCAAATCATTCATAGCATTACTAAGTTGAGCTTGAAGTTCTTCCATATCTCTAACTTCAATATCATATTGTAGATTTTTCATCTTACGATCATCTTGAATATCAGCTAGTTTATTAGCAAATTTAATACTACCAACTATTGCGAATAGTTTCTTATAATACGCTTTACTTTCAACTAGACTTTCTATTTCGTATTTAGATATTCTGGCATTATATCTTATTCTACATAATATAACACTAGCTATTATCCCAATATCTTCATTGTAACTAACTTGAAACATTTCATCACCTTTTTCAAGTTTTAAACCTTTCTTTGGTAATCTATTTATTACTACATACTTTTTCATTCTGTCACTACTCCTTCATATACATAACATTCATTTTTCCATTTCTTATAAGCATCCAAGTAAATCTCTCCCTTAGTAGAATTATATGTTATCTCATAATACATACCATCGGGAACAGTTGTGCTAATAAGACATTTATGATTCCCTAATAAGCTACAATGCCAAACTACATATACATCATCCATTTTAATAGATGATTTATCAGTTTTATCCACCTCCTTATTAAAATAATCTACGACAAGCTCTTTAGCTTTTTCTAGGAATCTCGTACTTCCTAATGCCATTTAAATCTCCTCCTTTGTTATATTAAATTTAAAGGTCCTAGTAGCTTATTTATAAGGTTCTAGTAATATTAAGATATTTTCTATCACATATAGTATAGAACGCTTTATAAGTATATACCAAGCTGTTTACAAACCTTTTAATCTATCTTATTATATGTAATTATTTAAAAACTAAGTTAGACGGTAAAAAATATTATCCCCGATAAGACATTAAATCCTATCGGGGTTTTATTTTTAAGAAAGTACGAAGGAATCGTTAAATAAGTATTTAACGATTACATATACTATAGTAGAGTGTAGAAGTGTCCTATACTCATACATTAACTAAATCGAGGTGATGTCATATGATCTAGCTAACCAACTTCTATAAGAAAGGAGGTGAATAGTATGACTAGTTTAGATTTAGCTATTACAAATTGCTATTATAATTTGTTAAAGGTAAAATCTATTAATGAAAAATATATTTCAAGTCTCCCAAAAGCTGCCCAAGCTGAGGCTAAAAATAAATTCATTAATAATATCTTTAATAACTATAGTAGTATATTAAATAATGATCATAGATCAGAATTTGATAAATCTATAGCTAAGTATGCATTAGACCAAATTAAATATTGGAACTAATGTATATTTAATATTAATATAGTAGGACACTTCTACTATATTTTTTTTGTTATAAAATTGTATTATACCTTCTTATTTTCAATATCTAGATATATCTTATTACCATTATAATTATTTCCTACTACAAGTTTAAGATCTTTCATCTTCTTATCTTCACTAGTATTTATAAAGTTTAATGTATAGTCATGATTATCTATATTTAATGTAATACTTCCACTAAATAAAGCATCATTCTTAAGTGTACTAACACTTAATCTATTACCGTTAATATCATTTAATATCATAGTAGGATTTAATAAACCAGAGTTCCAATTTCTTTTTATTAGTTCATTTCCATGATAATATATAATATCATCACCATCAAGACCACTCTTAATAACATTATCATGACTAACAAAAAAAGAATACCGACCAGATCTATAAAGACTTAAGTCTTCTGGAGCTGTTATGCAGTATTCTTTAAACTCATCCTTGAATTTATACGGATGATAATTTTCAAAATCACCAGTACGTCTCCAAATGAATAAAGGAATATCATCTTTATCTTGTACTTTAACGTTACTGTCATTTAAAACATTACCTGCTGGCACTTTAATATTCCAGTCTCTTCTCCATCCTGCTGGTAATGTAAATTTATGTTCTACTTTCTTTCCATAACCTTCTTTGTATAGAGGAATAGCTATAAATGTTAAATTAGTTATACTTCTGACGTTATAAGGTAATATACATAATGCATTCTCTATACTCCAAGTTCCATTCTTTACAGTACAAACATATTTCTCATAATATCTGTCATCGTCATCTTTACAATAACAGATAACCTTTTTAGCTGTACAAGTTCCACTGATGTTTCTATTGATATTAAAATCCGTAATTACTGGTGGATTTAATCTATCATCAGTACCTCTATTATTTGGAGTTTCCTTACTAAGATATTCTAAGTAAAGATCTGTACTAATAATTTCCCAACTAGTGTCAGGATATATTTCTGCTGGATTTATAGTTTCATATTCTGGACTAGGCCACTTATATGCTTTCCAGCTATTATTTATAAATCTATCATATATTCTTTTGTAATTATCTGTAATTATTAATTTAGGTAAATCAATATAAGGATACTCTGATCTTGTAGGCTCAGGTTGCCATACATTTCGGTTATCATCCCATCTAGGAGCTGCAAGAACTCCTTGATAATAACTTGGGTTAGTACTATCAATTTCTTTTACTTTAGTAGTATCTTTTATATCTATATTTTTATATTTACGCCAATCTAAAAACTTATTATAAATAGCACTATCGAATGGGTATCTCTTTAAGAAATTCTCATTATTATTTATAATAACATTACGAATATTAAAATCAAACTCTTGCCAAGGTGTACTGAATAATCTACTGCGAATTCTTACTGCTAATTTATATGTATCATCTTTATTTATTTGTACTGGAAGTAACCATTTTAGAGTAGAATATGTAAGTCCACCAACGTTTACACCATTAACATGACGTTCATCTTGACCGTTATTATTAACACGGTATCCACGCCAACGAACTAACATATGAAATGGGAGAGTTCTATCTCTAAATTCTGTTCTAACTCCATTACTAACTACAATACCATAAATTTCATACCAATAATAATCTATAAATTTCACACTAAATTTCTTTCCATCTTCATTAATAGTACTTAGATTAAATACATTTATTATTACATCTGTAGGATTTGTATTTCCAGTAGTATACTGAGCAGCATATTTTCTTTGATCATCATAACTACGATAACTACTAATTGCAGTTGCACTAGTCATTACATCTGGACTATTAATACCAGGAAATGTTTTAAGTTTTTCTATATCGGGATCTATAGAAGCATCATTTATTGTAATACTATCTATGATAATAGGGCAACTTTTAAAAGTTCCTATGTTAGCAATATTAGTCCAGCCAAATCCTTCTGTGTTACCAAGTCTTATATTCCCAATTGTAACTCTAATATCATTAGCTTTATGACCAGGAATATTACTCTTAATAACACTTATTATATTATCTGTATTCTCATCAATTATTAAATCATTATTAATGATCTTATCTTTTATATTAAGAAAAGCTAAGAATTTACTATTAAATTCATCATTAGAAGTACTATTCTTCCAAATATTTTCTACATCAACAAGTTTTACTTTAATTCCTATATTAAATTTACCCCAATAATCAGTAGCGTAGTCTTCTTTAAAGACGGTAACGTCTCCTAATACTACAGTTCTAATCATAACAGGTAAGTATAAGTTAAATGTAAGAGATGCATCTGTAGGTTTTTGATTTGCGTTAAGTGACATTAAAAAATATTCTCCGATTGCTGGTAATTCTTTATTAGTTTTTTCTAATACTTCTTGATTACTACCAAGTTTAAATGAATAGTTAATTCTACCATTTCTATATCCAGTATTAGCTTTCATCTCATTATTATCATATTCATAATTTTGATAAAAATTATCATGACCAGCAATAACAGAACCATCCAATCTTCCGTTTTCATTGTATTGTATCCTATATATTATATCTCCAGAACTATTATAAAAAAGCCAAAGGCCTACACGAATATCTTTTTCAGTATAGCCTTCAGCCATTCTTTTATTTGTTCCAGGAAAATTAATAATTACGTGTTTCATTATTATTCCTCCCGTTAAATAATTGGTATTTTTTCTTTATTTAATACAAGGAGTTTGTTAATATCAAACAGGGCTACATATTTATCACACCATTCTTTATATTTGTGTTCTGTGCCTGCTTTGATATTAAGTTTATTCACTTCTAAATAAGTTTTAGTCCTATTAGGACCCATATTATATATACCTTCAAATCCTTCCCTACTACTTCCACGTATTGCCATATAGTACGGTAAGAATATTTCAGGTTCTTGTATTTCAATTCCATCAGGTTTACGTCTAAAATAGTGTTGATTACTATAATACATAGCACCATCAAATAAATCTAAACGTTTATCAGTCATAGTCTTGAAAACATTATCCTTACTAAGAATTAAGTATCTATTTTTACAACCTAATTCATTTTGATGTATAACAAGTGCTGGATGCACTTTATGAATATTAACAAGCTTTATTCTCTTCTCATCTTTACTAAAGAGTTGTATTGCATACAGAATTGTATTTAATGGTCCCCAAGTTTTAAGATCTACTCTATCATTACGAATCTTCATCCATTCTGGAAAAATTTCCACATGGGCTGCAGATCTTTCTATAGTATATAAGAAAATTAGTTCTTTATTCTCTTGAAGACTACTTTCTATAAAAGTTTGAAATAACTGTTTAATCGTATCTTCTATTTCACCTGTATCTTCTTTTAATGGGAGTCTAAATAATACAGAGATACAGCTGTTTATATCAATATAAGTACGTTTAACAGTACTACCAGTATAAAGTATAGTTTTAATAAGATCAAGTGCAATTTTAATAAAAGTAGAACCAGCTTCGATTTGTTTATCTAGCTTTGGTTTATATTTCTTATCCAATGAGTCCATTAGTAAACCTATCTATTAAAATTTTTGTACTGGGATATACGATGTCTATAATTGATCTTAATTTTTGTACTATTACTTTATCTTTTATATCTACTACTATAGTTCCATTAGTTGCTAATAGGGATTTTGATATAGCTTCCAATGAAAGTAGTGCTTGTTCTTTTTGAGATGAATTGCCTGTTAATACTGTATTTACTGCTAAAAGAATATCAGTATAGTCTTCCATAATCTACCTCCCAATAAAAAATAGAGCTCCTTAACTGGAGCTCCAATTTGTTAGATAGTTATAGCAAAACCAATTGCTACATCATTAGTAGAAATACCTACTTTAAATGTAGTTCCGTTAGCTAGTGGAGATACTTGTTCTCCACCTCCAAAATATCTAAATATTGCAATTTTTCTGAAATCTGGTAAAAAGTAAATTCTTCCATTTGCATTGTATGTTAAGATTATATCTGTAGTTAGATATTTCCAAAATGCATCTGTAAGTAATTTAGCTTCATCATATGCTTCAGATTGAGAATTACATTGTCCTAAGATGTCATCTCTGTCATCTTGTTTCTTTACAAATTTACCACTGTATCTGATTAAAGGAATCTTTTTAAATGTTCCAGTATCAAGTCCAGTTAAATTTACCATTTGTTTATATGTAGAAGTTGTTTTATCTAGAGATGATACGATATCTCTCATATCTACATATATAACATCTAAATCATTTCCAGTAGCTTCAGAACCAGCTGTATAGAAAGCAATCTTTTCTATTAGTTTTCTTCTAAAATCTTCTAATGTTGTAGAAATATTAGCAGCTACGAAGTTATCTGTAGATACTTTTACAACAAGATCAGAATCTAATGATTTAGTAAATACAAATGCTACATAAAATCTATCATCTTTGATCTTTATATCAGAGATTTCGATATATTTATGTGCAGTTTCTGCAATTATTTTAGGAATTTCTGTTATTAATGTAGCAGGATTATCTATTGTAAGTATTTCTGGTAATAATACTTCAGAAACCACTGCTTCATGTTTTAAGTATACGAATAGATCTCCTTCTGTATCATAACAGATTCCTCTGTCTTTATTTATTGCTTGTTTAAGATGTTTATTAATGTCTTCTTTATTGATTAGAGTTTCCATTGATACATTACATCTTCCTAATATATCATCTCTATCATCGGATAATTTAATAACATCTTCTTTATTTAAGTATGCTACCATAACTTGTGGAGCATCTTTAGATTTACCATCTTTAATAAGTTCTACTCTTTCTACCATTTTAAATTTCTTTGCAGCTGATTCACATAATGCATCTACATCAAAATTTAATGATAAATAAGATAATTCTTTTACTGGAATATATCCAATAGTAACATTATCTCCATTAGAAGAATTTAAGATATTTTTTTGATTACTTGTCGGAGTAATACTTTTATCTTTAAATCCCATAACTCTATCTTTATTTGAATATTGTTCAAATGTAAGACTATCTGTTTTCTTTTCACCTCCCATTAATGAAGTTACAGCTGAATTAGCTGGTGCTGTTGTTGGTTGTAACTTTTTCATTCTTTACCTCCTATTTATATTATCGATAATATAAATTTATAATTAGTTTGCGGTAAAAATAATGGTACACCTATATAGACTCCGACAAATTTAATCTATATAGGTGTAAGCCAAAATAAATACAACAAATTCTAACTACAAATTCATCTTAGTATATGTAATTATTTCTATACTAAGATTTCTATGAAGCCATACACGTTATATGACAGTCGCCTTGTTAAATAAATTACAACAAAGCCAGAAGTTTTGATCTGTAGCTAATTGTATTATATTAATACTTTCAAACGTGTTATTCATATTAAAATATTCATTAATAAAATCTGTACATCCTCTCCTTAGGAATTGAAATCTATTAATGTTGTATATTCTTATAAGCATGTCATATGGAGAAAGTTCTTTACTTGTATATAAATATTCTCCAAGTAACATATCATTTGCTAAAATAAATTGTGTAAACTCATCTAGATTTAAGCTCATATCTTCTTGACCATACTGGATCATATCCTTCATACGTCTTTTAGTGTTAGCTCCACCAAACAAGTATTTAACTATCATATCATATATTCCACTACGTAATATATCACGACTTTCTAGATATCTAAGTCTAGAAGTTTCTAAGAAGTTATATATTTCAAAATCTGCATCAGATTGTATCTTACTGCAGATGTAAGAACGCAGCATTTCTACAGCTCTTTTCATTCTATTATCAGGAACTAGTGGAATAGTATAATTAACTTTTACTTTATTATTAACTATACTAGTTTCAAATTTATATCTACGGAATATATTATCAACTAATGGAATCATATAGTAAGTATCTACTATACAACTATCAATGATTCTTGGAATCAAGTTAATATCACTAGTTTTCTTATATTGTTGTAATATTACTTGAATCCAGTCATTTGGATTAAGCCATTCTGCTAATAGAATAACTCTCATATGTTCATCATTTAGTAATCTCCAATTACATAATATAAATCCTTTACATAAATCCTCATCTTTTCTAGCTAAAAAACTAAATAGTTCTTCAAATCTATATGTACTAGTATCTTTAGCTAACATTTCTATAATATTATTGAATATCTTTGTACATATATAATCCGTATCTATATCATACGGATCTTCTATTGGTTTATAACTATTTAATGGTAGCTTATACAGCAAACTTATAACATTATCAAACTTTTCTTTCTCTATAAATTCACATATATAAGCATTTATATAATTAAAGAAATCATAGAATACTTTCTTATACTTAGTATCCCATGTGTAATATTTAAAATCATCAAATTCAATATCATCTTGAGTTATAAAAAACATAGCTAAATCTATAGCCATTCCCTTTGTAATAAACTCTTTGATGATATGTTCGATTTCTTCTGCTGTTATTTTATTTTTTATTGTAGGCATATCTTTTATTCTCCTTAGAAAAACATGTAGATAATTAGAAGTACTAATATTATCTTACTTATGTTAAATTGCATCATTCTTGCAATTAATATAGTAATATCTGCAATTATGAAACAGAATACAATGGTAAATATAGTTGCCCATAAGAACATATCTAAATCCCATTGTATAATAATAAAAGCTAAAGTTGCACTAGAGAACATTATTTTAAAACTAAATTTACTTTTTTGCTCTAAATCAATCTTACCTTTCCACAAATAATAGAATAAAAATGATAATAATCCCATATCTAGGAAATATCTATTCCTATCATTAGCTAAGAAGTTAGTAATATCATATATAAATATATTAGTTAACCATCCATACTCCATATTAAGTTTTAGTAATAATTGATATAGTAACCATGTAAGTGTGTGGTCTTGACTACTGTCTAATACTTGAATAGTCGGTTCCATATTTAAAACTCCCATTGCTTAAATGATTCATCATCATTAGCTTCCATATATTCTTTAAAACTTAGTATTTTTTCTAGTGCATGTAGTCCCTCTTGATTTAAATATAATACCCCTTTAGTCATTAGCATATCTCTTGTGAGTTCAGCTTCGTGCTGTATGTCATTAAAATATGTGATGATATATGACAGCTCTGTAGTTCCATATAAATGTTTACTTATGAGTTTTGGTTTATATTCAAAATATGTAGCCTTATAAATATCACAATTTAATCTACTAAAATATTGTGGGTTAGCTACCAACCAACTAAAGAAATCATTCAATATATTAGCTACAGTTCCATCATACATAAATGAATCAAATTTAAATAAACTTAAATCGATTACATTATTTACATCAAAGATCAAATCTCTAAATGTTTTTGGATCTTCCTTTTCTATACTACTTTCTGTTGCATGTATTATTGGTTGTACTAATAAAGAACGAAGTCCTTTCTGTAAATCAACATTAACTCCCATAATAATTCACCACCTTTATATCATTTTAGAGTTTTCTGGATTCTTTTCCCCATCAAGCTGTTCATCTGTTCTATCAGCATTAGATCTATTATCAGCACTTTTAAATCTAGGAGTTACATCATCTATTCCTAGAATTATAAAACTAGACTGCTCACCCAATGGAAAACATCCAATCATTTTATGACCATATTTTATAACTTTATTATTTATATTTTGAAAATCTACTTCTGTACTACTCCATACATCAATAGTATCAAAAGTAATATCTTCACATGTTAAGTTATTTATAGTATGTACACCTGTAGTTTCGTGAGTATGCATCTTAGGACCAGCTTCCTCAGTAGTTGGACCACTTAGTGTAGCTTTACCTGATGTCCATTTACCTGTCGCCATATGGGCTCTAGCGGCTTTAAAATGCGGTATCCATCCATCTAATCTATGACCATATGTAGTCCAGTTTTTGGCAACTATACAACTATCTAAACTTATCTTACCAGGTAGACCATTTTTATTAAGACTACGTTTACCTAAGTCCGTACTTTCTTCCTTCCCTTCCTCAGAAGCTTCAATACCACCCATAATAGACGGAATATAGACAACAAATGTCGGATTACAAACATTAGCTGACTGTTCTACCAGATAACATATCTCGATTACACCAGTAGATCCAAATGTTGTACGTAAATTTATATTACCAGACATTTAATTCCCTCCTTTACTTTTTATACAATGCATTGTTAAAATCGGACTTTTACATTAAACAATATATATTTTAACGCAAAAAAAAATAAATACCCGACCACACAACATTAATAGTCATATAGTCGGGTTATATATTATTCTTTTACTCTAAAATCAACTACAGTTTTCTTACAAATATGTTCACCTTGACAATCCATTAATTTATTTGGTAAAATATCAGGTATACTAATATTTCCAGATAAATTATTAGCTAGTTTTGTCATAGTTTGTTCGAATGATTCTGTAATCAAAATCTCATTTTCTAATTCATGAGGGTCCCAGAATTTTAAATATTTTCTTATTTCTTTATTAAGAGGTTTAATACCATTCTTAAGAATATTATCATCAAGTATCATATCATCATAGAAACGTTCCATTATATGAATCATATTTACTCTAAATGCTTTAAGTTGTTCAATAGTAACATTTAAAGTTCCTTCTACTTCTACAAGACCAAGTAATTCTAATACTCTTACTGTAGTATGATCTGATGTACTTAATAAATAGTTGATAATGTACTCTCTTTCTTGATTATTTAACTTCTCTCCATCAAGTTTATTTAATATTAAAAATCCAACCCACTCTTCATTCGTTCTATTTGCACGAATTAATGTAGTATAATCATCCATACCATCTCCTCCTTATAAAGACAGATTAATAGTTCTTAGTTTGTCTTTCTATATTTATATTATGTTTTTTAATATAATACTCATACATTTCATCTACACCTTTGTCGTATATATCTATACCGATACTCATAACAAAGTGTAATAAATCAGCAAATTCCTCCTTCGCTCTTTCTTTATATTCAGCATTATCTAATGTATGTTTTGTATTTTTCCAGTATTTATAACATTCATCTTCTTTAAGAATTTCACCAAGTTCAACCATAAGTGCAAGATATCTATCTCTTCTAGTAGATTTCCTATCTGTATTATTTCTATTAAATGTCATATCATCAAAACATATTTGCTTAACCCACATATCTTCAAGTTTATCCATACTACTGTGTCCTAATAAATCTCTAATTTTATCTAATGTACTATTAGCATCAGAAACCTTATTTAGTACAGTATATTCTTCACCATGTGTGATTTCATGCTTTTCTATATTATCTGTATTATTAATATGTTTATTATCTCTGATTTCATTCATATAGTTATGTATATTTTTATATGTAAGCATATCACTAGTTAAATCTTCTTTATATCTAACTACAAATGGTATAGTTTCTGGATTATGTCCAAGTCTTCTAAGTTCAGCATCTCTAACTTGTGCTCCTCCTTCACTCATTGGAGTAAATCTCATTGCTATATCAGAAGGCTCACTATCACATATTTTGTCAATTGTTGGAACTGTTAAACTATCATTAGTTTTCCATTTAGTCTCACAACCGTTAATAATAAGTCCTCCTAATAGTTTATTTTTATCATAATTACTATAATCTGAGAATACTAGACATATATAAATAAATAGTATATCCTTAATAACTTGATATAATTCACCCATATCTGCATATCTACCTTTAAATGCTCTCAATGCTTCATATGATTTTAATGTACTATCATCTATATTAAATTTATAACTATTAATTATAGAATTTACCTTATTAAATGAATCATTTGGTATTCCTTTCTTAGTAGTAAATTGTAGTAAAGAATTATCTTTAAGTTCAATCTTATTAACAACATATATAACTTTTGCAAAATCACTTTCAATTGGTTCATATAAATGATATAAATTTGTATACTTATTTATATATCTAACAGCATGTACTAATACTTTAAATAATGTCTTTCTACTTTGGAATTCTAATAGATTAGTAATAGCAAGTGTAATGTTACAGATTAAAGCTTGAATTAGATTAATTGAACTATTATTAAGTTCTTTATTAATTTCTTCTACTGTACTTCCTTTTAAATTAAGATTCCATTTACCATCATGTTTTAATATATTAAATACATATAGATTTGTCAAATCATGATTTATTAACACTACATCTTTAATTTTTTGATCTATAATATGTCCATAAGATTCTTTTACAAATTCTTCAGTTTTATAATTATCTTTAGATGGTTGTCTTGGAATATTATTAACATCTAAATCTATCTCTAATGTAAATAATGCAACATCTACTAAGAATTTATTTATATTTTTATAATAATAGTCAGGACCATCTGTAATTACACTATGGTTCATTTTTTCAATTATATCATATGCATGGTCTATACTTTCATTATGAAGAGCTTTATGAAGATTTTTTACATACATTCTACATTTATATTTATGATAATATATAAATTCTGATCCATAAGTATCTAAAAGATTTACCCATTTTACCGGTTTATATAAATCTCTTAATGCAAATGATAATAATGGCCAAATGAAATCTATTTCTATTTTAGAAAATTTATCAAGTTTAACAGCATTTTCTAATGTTTCTTTTAATCTATTATAAGAAACAGGTTTATCTACAACACTTTTATCTATTCTTCTATATTTTGTTAGCTGTTCATTAAATGCTTTCTCTAATTCTTCTGCTATATATTGCATATCTATATAAATTGGGTCTTTATATGAATTAAGTGCAGAAGCACCATTTATTGAATTAATTGGATTTAAAGATAAACATAGACACTTATCACTATTAAAATCATCACTCATTCCTATGATTATTTTGTGATTATCTATATTATTAACAACTTCTAATACTTGATTCTTTACTTTAGCTTCCCATATAATACTAGGAAACTTTCTAATAATATCAAAATCATAAGTTCTACCCTTAATCATACCCATTTTATATATCCATACTGCAGCTATAGCAGCATACGGTTTATCATATTTAGCTATTTTTTCTTCTGGTATTTCTATTGTAGTTATAGCAGAAGATCCTAATCCTCTAACTTTCTTAGCGTATTCAGATTTATTAAATATCATTATAACCATATATATGAATTTAAGATGTCTTTTTTCTGAATCTTTTATAGTAATCATAATATCATCAGATATATCAAATACCTCGTTAATTGTAAACTTATATTTTTCTTCAATTTCAACTTCAAAATTAACTTCATCTGCAAACTCTAATCCGCCATCTCCTGATAATGATAAATATTTAAGCAGTTTTACATTAGATAATTCAAGTATTTTCTTACTAAATATTTGAATTTCTGGTTTTAACCCAGTATAATTTTCCACACAAAATCTAGTTTCTTCATCTAGATTTGGGTGTAATTCATTTATAGCTACATTTAACATTGAGTTAAATAAATGTTTATATTTTTCTCCATTAGTAGATCTAATATTTTTTACTATGTTTTCTACTAATTCTAAAGGTCTGTCTATTATTTCTATTAATTTAATTTTATTTTCCATTATTCTATCTCCTTTATACCTATATTACATCATCAAATACATATGCTTTATATACGATAGTTTCTGATATACAGCTTGCTACATAACCATATAAATCAGTAGTATGTCTTTCTAACATCCAGCTATCGATAGTTTCCATAAATGCTATTACTCTATTAAAATATCTATATTTTGCATAATTTACAGTAGTAACTCTAAATGGAATACATTTAAGGACATCTGGTTTCCATATATTATTATTACTATTTAAATACTTATAATCTATAGTATTATAATCTGCTTGGTTTTCTAAATGGTAGCTCTTATTAAATTGCATCAAATAATAACACCAGTCAAATTGAACTCCATGCACTACTATTAATTTATCATTATGTTTTACTTGGATATCACATTCCACAAAGTAATTACCTCTATTAACATATTTTCTTACTATTCTAGCTATCCATATCTTAGTAAGTGGTTCAATTACAAATTCTACACCATCAAGATTACTATTTTTATCTACTTTAAATGCATAAGTATTATATACATATTGACCTACTTTAAGGTTAAGATCATCATTTCCATTTACTATTTCTATAAGTCTACTATTAACATCATCTTTAAGTCTATGAGGAACCACTACTAAAGTTTCTTCATCTTCTAAACAGTCTATAATTATACTTGTGTCTATAGCTTCAGTTTCTATAAATTTTATAACAGCATTACTAAGATCTGCAAGTTTACAACTAGGTTTTCTTAACTTATCTATAACACTATTAACTTTCTTTTCTTTAATATCACGTCCACTATAGTATGGTATAGTCATTACTGCATTACTATTAGATAAATACATATTGTGGTAATTATTATTTTCTGGACTATCAAGCTTATCATCTCCGTATAATATTCTAAGATTTATAGGAAACGCATTCATGATAGCATTAAATATAGTAGGATTTATCTTATTAAGAGGTCCTATTATTACATATGGATGAGACATCATTTCATTATATGTTTCTATATCTCTAGATTGCATACCTTGAAAATCATATGCACTCCATAATTTTATACTAGGTAATGAATCATTATTAGATTTCTTAAATTTAAACATTAAATCGAAATCCTCTACAAACTCAAAATGGTTTATAGTTAATGTATCTAATACTTTAGTATCTTTATCCCAAAAAATAATTAGTTTATTCATAGATTCAAGAATATCGTTCATAGATTCAGCATTAGTAAGCTCAACCTTAAAAATATTTCCAATCAATTCTGCTACAATATATTCAATACTAATATTATTATCAACTAACACTGGAAGTGTGTTACCATTTATTAGTATTCTAAAATCATCTTTAATTGCTTTAATCATAGTGAAAAATCCTCCGTTGTTGTTTAATTTACATTGGATTTTGTTAGAAAACTGATGGTGTATCATATGTAATTAATGAATTATTGACTTACATGATATAAAACAACATCTTCCAATGGAGTTGGATCTCCTTCTAATATATCGAATGGTATACTAAATGGAATTACCTTTTTAATACTATTTTTACTAGCTCCTCCACCAGGTATTAGTTCGTTATATATTATAACAAAGCTAAAATTTATAGATATTCTATAATCTACATTATCTAAATTAGATGGAGTCTTACTAGGTTCATTAAAACCAGCTTCAAAATAACAACCAGTGATAATAATTCTACCTCTAGTTCTTTCTGCGAGTTGTTTAAATACATCAATTTGAATACCATTTAATATTGATACATTATTTAAAACATTTGCAGAATAAATCTTTCCAAGCATACCTTTAGAAGTTCCTCTTCCTACCAATGGTGCAAAATATCCTTGCACAAGTCCCATAATTTCATTTTCTAATGATACATTCATGTATGTAACCTCCTTATATTATATTAAATATACATTTGTATATTCACTTTATTATATGTAATTGTCAATAAATTAAGAATAGTGATTTAATTCTAACAAGAAAAACGTATACGAAGGAATAAAAGAGGTTCTTTATACACTACCTCTCAAAAAGTGTTTGCATAGTTTTATTATGCTGCTATCGGTATATGATTTCTAAAATTCATTTCAGATTGTGCATCCGATAATCTTCTTTCAATATAATTTAAAGTTTCAATATGATCTTTAAATATATCAAATTCAGATTTTAATGAATTATACAAATCTTTAAGATAGCAGTACATATTTATACTATGCTGGTTATGATTATAATTACAAGATATCAAATCTTTATTATCATAATCATTAATAATAGTAGCATAATAGTCAATAGACTTTAACATGATTACACCACCTTTAGATATATCTAAATTTAATACTATATAGCACTATAGTATTACATATATCTATATTAGTATATGTAATCGTCTTTTAACTAAATCATAATTCCTTCGTATATTCTTAAATTTATAACGGTAAATAAAAATAATACCCCCAAATATAGAGTTTTATTTCTCTATATTTGGGGTAAATTTATTTTAGACCTTTAATTTTTATGCAGTTGGCATCATGTTATTGAATATTTCTCTCTTAATCAATTCGTCAACAGTATCCAATGCTGTATTTTTAGTTAATCCATATAATGTACTATCAAGTACTACATATGTTCTATAACTAATTAATAAGCTTTGAAGTAATTCTCTTACTCTGATATTTCTATCATCTACCATTGCAACGTTGAATGGGATACTCATTTCAATAACACCGGCAGCTGTAGCATCCGCGTTAAAGTTACTTGTTGGAGCTTGTTTTGGTATCATTAAGAAGAATAATGCACCATATTCAACTCTATCAAATGTCTTATTAGGTTTTATATAAGCCATTCCAGCACTGTGAGAGAAGTTGTTAAACTCTGTTTCAAGTCCATTATAAGTAGCTGCTTTACTGTACTCGTCACTGATTGCGTTCATCCAGTGTCTAGTTTGTTTTATAATAAAGTAGTTACTTAATTCGGCAGGAATTGTCAAAGTAATTTCTTCCACAGGGTTTTGTAAAGTAGTACATAATGGAAGACTAAAGAATGCAGATTTAAACACTGGTCTTTGAATATCCAATGCTAAATCAGGAATTCCATCAACTGCTCTACAAGTTTGACAAATATAGTTCCAATAAGCTTTAAAGCTTTTCTTTAATATATCGCCAGATGGAACATCTGTATATATTTCAGGATAATATGTAGGAATCAAGATAAATAAGCTCTTATCTACCAATGTAAGTCCTATTAAACTATCCTTGCTAGGGTCAAGATATTCGCATGATACTAATGATTTTCTTCCAGTTTTACCTTTAGTCCAGTAATTATTTACAAACCAGCTACCATTAGTAATACTTTCTTGACTTAGGTGCCCAGCTAAATACATTGAATTATTTGTAGCCATATTTCATCTCCTCCTAAGCCGCATTAGTCTTGTCACTAGTCATGATCATAGCAAGTCTATTATTTCTGCTATATTCGTGTCCAGTTACACTAATTTCTACTAAAATTACTGAGTTTTCTTGTTCATTTTCTTCTTCAGATACTTTTACTTCTACTACTACTCTATTATTAAAGTGTTTAGTATAAGGAGCTATTCTCTTTTCTATACCCTTTTGAAGTAAGTCTAAAGAATCTCTATCTGTATTAGATATAACATTATCTATCATGAAACATTGAGCTTCATTTAAGATTCTGTTGAAATGTATACAAGAACCTATATTTTTAAGACCAGAAAGCATTCCAGGATTATATCCAAGATCTTCTCCAAGAGCATATCTTCCATCAGATCTTCTTCTATAATACATAACGTCTGCTTTTACTAAGTCTGTCTTTTGATCACTTGTTCTAGGGATTAATTCTTGAGAGTCATCGGCACCACCGAATATCTTAGAATAGTCTCCAGAAGCAAATGAGTTACTAGTTCCACTTAATAAATATGAAGCAAGACTAGATGATTCTCCAAGATATTCAAAGAATCCACTATATCTATAGCTTCCTCCAGTTGTAGGATCTGTAAACATCCAGCTACCAATTACAGGGTGCATTCCTATATTCTTTTCTTTAAAATCTCCAAGAATATCATGAGCCCATGCAATAGCATCATTCATATTTCTTACAACTGTTTCATCAGGTGTTCTAATATATGTCCAGTCAGGTCTAACTTTTTCTTTATGAACAAAGTCTTCTTTGTATTGAACAAGTCTAGATACAACTCTTTGAAGTTCTTCTGGATATCCTTCACCGAATACTATACAATCTTTTACTATTGTAGGGTCAAATATAGCATCGTCGATGTTTCCTAAGAATACATCTTTATAAAGTTCTAACCAGATTCTATATGTTCCACGTTGGCCGTGTTTTATTGCATCTTCTTCTGCTTTCTTTTCTTCTGCAGTAAATGCATATGGGTTATAAACAGTAGTATAGAAGTCGAATTCTTCCTCTCCAACTATTGGAGCTAAGCTTCCATATGTTCCTCCTGCAAAGTATAATCTCTTAGGAAGATTTAGTAAGTTTATTCCAGGAACAGTCTTTCTTCTATAAGTATGTTTTATATCATCAATTGGATTTAATTCCCATGGAGCTATTCTACTAAATGGAGTTTCTATAGTCTTTTTCTTAATAACGTCTTTATTTCTCTTGAAGTCTTCTTCTAAAGCATTTATTTCAGCTAATACTGTATTAAAGTTTTTAATAGTATCGATATCTGTAGTAGGAGTATCTCCTAATAAAGTATCAAGTTCACTATCAGAACTAAATTCAGCTTTAATTTTAGCTAAGAAAGTTTCTCTAAGTTTAGTAAAGAATGTTTTAAGTCCAGTTTCTATACTTAATGCATTAGTTCTATTTACTAAATATGGAGTAAATGTTTTAGTATTATTAGTTTCTGTCCAAGTCTTTCTACAAGCTCTAGTAGCTCTATCAGCGAAGTTATAGTTTAAACTTCCACCATTTTGATCTCCAATAGCAAATAATGTAAAGTCGAACATGTGTTCTGATTTTATATTATTTTCTCTAACTTCACATTTGAAGTAAGGATAGTTTCTATCTATTGGAAGAGGACTTGATTTTGTACTAAAGTCTGCATAGAATACGTTTCCATATTCCCCTGCTCCTCTATATACAAGTCCAAATACAGGTAGACTTAATACCATTTTAGCATCCATATTAAATGGAACTTTAAGACCTTTAGTATTAGGGTGCACTTCAGTTCTGTCAGTACTTTCAGTAACTTCAGCTGCTTCACCTATTTTAAGATCTCTCATATTTCCGCCATCATTTATTTGAGTTTGACCTTTTTCATCCTCATATTTACCAGCAGTATTTTTCTTTGGATAAGTAGCATTTGTACTTAATATTGCACCAAAGTTTGTATCTATAGTAATTCCAGTAAGTCCATCTACTTGAACAGATTTACCTTGAGTAAGACCTGTAATATTGAAATATTTAAATCCAAAATCAAAAGTATCTAAAGTTATTTCTTTAATATCAGGGTCATCTTCTGGGTTACCAGATGTAAGTGTTCCTATGCTAGCTTTAGCTTTCTTTATAGTTTCAGCATCTGCTCCTGCAGGTACTAAAGCAAAGTGATATCCATATTTAACAGAATTATCTCTATTTTCATATGCTCCAGGTGTTATTCCACCAACAGGTGCCCATTTAGCGTATTTTCTTACGAAAAGTTTTTGTTTCTTATCAGATTTTTGAATCATGAAATTAACAAAAAAGTTTGCGTATGTAGCATCAGCTGGTCTTACATTTACAACACCAGCATTAAATCCACCACGAACAGCTTGCCATATGTAAGTAGCTCCAGGACCATATAAAACTGTATTTGGTTTACCAAATAAGTCATTGTATTTATTTAATACGTCTTGTCCTGTGATATAAACTACTTCGTTTGTAACACCTTTAGGTGAGAAAATAGGTTGGAATACTGAGTATTGTGCTGTGTTTACTCTAGGAAGAGGTCTTTCAGTCTTATCTAGAATAGTTACAACTGTAGATGAGAATGGTAAAGCGTTCATACTACCAGCTATAAAGCTCGTAGGAATAGTTTTACTTCTTACGCTTAAATTCACTTCTGACATATTTCCTCCTTTTCAGGTTAATCATTTTTAGAACCTATCTTTTACTAGTTTTAGATAGATTCTTTCCTTCAAACCATTAATAATTTAATTAAATTATTATATTATTCATATTAATTGATAACTAAACTAGATTCTTAAATATATTTTCCCGCAAATTAAAAATATAGTTAAAAATAGCTTATTTACCTTATAATATAAGTAATATTTTAAACAGATGGATTGTTTTTTGACGAATTTTGGACAATTCGCTGTAAAATTTGTATAATAATTTAATAATATAAAGGAGGTATTAAATGAGCAATAATAAAGACATTTCTACATTAGGATTTGCATTTGAATATAATAGAGAAGTATTATCTGAAATGATAAAAGAACATAGTTCTCTAGATGAAAATGTTCGTAAACCAAGTGTAATGAATAGTAATTTTGCAAATTTAAGTGATGCAGTAAAAATATATGTAATGGATACTATCACAGACATGGCAAAGGATGTATTTGGACCATATGGTGGTATTTATGGGACACTAAAATATATACCAGTTCCAGGAAAACAACCAAGTCCAGAAGATGCGACATATATAAAATCTAAGGACGGGCATGGATTTTTCCAACAAATTGCATTCCGTTCACATTATGCAGTAACTATAATGAAAGCAATACAACAAATCACTAAATTTATTAGTGGTTATGAAGATAAAACATCAAGAGATGGTACAACATCGTTAGCGATGCTTGCTAGTATTATGACTAAAAATATGCTTATAAACGGTAATGATGCTTATGATTATAAGAAAATACCATCTACTATAATGAAAGAAATGGAAGAAGTATTAAAATTCGTAGGTACTAAACTTATAGATGATTATAGAACTCCTATATATGAAGACGCTAAATATCTTATGATAGGAGATAAGTCTGGTAAAGAATTCTTAATAGATGCTCTTAAAACTACAACAGAAAATCATCCATGTGTAGCAGAATTCGCTAGAATTATAGATGAATGTGAAGAAAATGGATATGATATTAATAATATGTTCTTAAGTGCTCCAGAATCTGAAGTAGGAGATCCTGCTATAAAACTTAAAGTAGATACTGGAATACAACTTAAAGGCGGACATTTATCACAAAATATATCAGGTGGGTTTGAAGATCATAAATCATTTGTATTTACTATGGATGGATTTGTAAGACCAGAAAATGCTGAAATATTTATGAATAAATTTGAGAAATGGCTAAATATATTATGTGGAACTACATTACCAAATGGAACATTCCTATTTGATGGTAAATATAATTTAGATGCTCCAGTTATATTTGTAACTAGAACTCCTCAATATATGGAACATTTCTATAAGAAAATACATATAGAAGGTATTGATGTTATGAATACTGTAAATGGGCAAGTATTGAAACTTAATATTAAACCAAAGATTATGCTTGCTTATAATACTGAAAATAATACTATATTCTATAATGATATTATGGAAGTATATGGTAAAACTAGAATAAATATAACAGATATAGACCGTTATATAGGTATTCATGGTTCTGAACTTAGAAAAACATCAGATGGAAGTATACTTCCTAGAGATAAGAATGAAAATCCAGAAATATTACAATTTTTCCCTAAGGTTGTATATAATAAAGAGAAATCTGATTGGGAGTTTCATTATATAAAACCAGAATTTAGTAATGCGGTAGATTTATCTGTATCTACAAGTGTTAGATATAAAGATGATAAAGAATTAGAGTTAGAATCAACTTCTCATATTATAGATGGTAAAGAAATACTTATAAGAACATCATACGATGGAAGTTATATCTTACTTGCTCCTACAAATAAAGACCAAATGGATAAAATAAACGAATATAAAGAAAAACTTGAAGGTATGAAGAAAGCTTATAGTAGTAATGCTATAATAGATGATAGTATAGTAGAAAGACTTAATAGATTCTGTGGATTATTCTTAAATACTAAGATTATTTCTAGAAGTGATGATGAATATGAACTTCTTATGAGTTTATTTGAAGATGTTCTTGGAGTATTTCAATCAGGTCATAACTACGGAGTAATGCCAGGTGCAAATACATTTTTCTTAAAGAAAAGACATGAATTTCTTGAATTCTTAGATAAAGTATTAGAAGCTCAATTTAAAGATTGTAGTCCAGCGTATAAGAAAAGATATGACGATATTACTAGAGAAATGGCTAGAAGTATTATAACTGCATATGAAGAAATGTATACTTATATAGATAGATATGATTGGGTTGAAAATATCTATGAATACCCTAGATCACATAGAGATTTACTTGATGTATTTAATGTAAATGATGGTGAATGGAGAAGAAATATACTTGAAGCTGCTAGAACTACTAGAGATGTATTCTTTGGAGCTCTTACAATTGCATTTGATATGATGAGATTAAAACGTATTAGAGTTAATACTATAAGTGAATTTGAAGAAATCATAGGATTAAATAAATCTATGCCATATTATGCAATTAATAATGACTTTAGTATACAAATTAATAAAAGAGAAAATAGATTGAATTTACATACTAATAAAGATTTACCATCAATGAGAGATGTAGTTTATAGAGATACTTTTGAAGTTAAAGGTATAACCCCAGAAGAATATGGAACAAATGAACATTTAGAAGCTGAAGTATTAGAAAATAAAATTAAAGATGAATTATTATAGGAGGAATACATGTTACATATACAAAAAAGACAAAATATTTTACTTAAAGGAATCGGACTTTTATCACCAGCAGTTGGAATTAGAAGTCAATATGAAAATATTAAAGATCAAATAAATGAAAAAGTAGACCAAGTTATAGAATCTCTTAATAAAGATGAATCTACAAACGCTATATATTTAGCAGATTTACTTAATATTAAAATATTATTAGAAGTAGTAAGAATTAATGGATTACAAATAGGAGAAACTCTTGACTATTTAAGAAATAATATAAATAACGTAGAAGCATTTAATGATTTAGGTCTTAATGTAGAAGGGGTTACATTTGGAGATGTAAACCTAATTGCATATGATCTTACAGATGCTAATAGAATAGTAATGCAAAGATTCATTCAAAATATGTTAGATATTATTGATATGAAAACTGACGATGATGGTACTATAGATCTTATTAGTGATGCTGTTATTCAACTTGGTAATAGTAGATTATCATTCGATTTCTGGGCAAATCATGTAAAGAAAATAGAACCTACAGAAGATAACCAAACTATATTCTTAACAGAATTTCAAGAATGGTTCCAAAAAGAAGTAGATTCTATAGCTATTAAAATGATTTCTAGACCAGAAGATGGAGTTCTTGTAGTACCAGAAGGACTTGAAGAACTTAAAGAAGAATTCAGAAAAAACACTCCTTCTAAAGTACACGATGCTATAGAAAATATGGCTGCAGAAGACTTTAATAATACAGAATTCTTAGATACTATTCTTAAAGCTATAATTGGTAGAGATAATCTTGAAGGAATAAATTTAAACTTATTAAGTAATGATGTTAAAATATTAATTAATAATATTAAACTTGCTATTGATAAATTTATGAGAAAGAACCACGTAGGAGAAATAGAAGTTCCTATGCAAGATCCTAGAGATCCTAGTAAAACTATAAATACTACTCAATTAATACCTAGTACAGTAAACTTACCAGAAAGTATTCTTTGTGCATTAGTAACTCAATCAAGTAAATTACATGATGAAGCTAATACAATGGAAAAACTTAGAGAAGATAGCTCTTTTATGTTAGTTTATAACTTATATAATGAAGTATTATCTGAACTTTTAGGAAATAGAATTACAGATGAAACAGTTTGTAGATATATTTCTTGTATAGCTGCTAATATACAAACTATTAGCTTCATAAATCCTATACTTAGAGTAAAAGATCAAAATATATCAACTGCAGTATATACTATAAGAGAGCTTATACATGATGAATATATAGCAGCTGGTAAAATAGAAGCAGATCCAACACCAGAAGTACCAGAAGAAATTGCTAATGTAAGTGAAGATCCTATGAATAGAGGTGAATAAATAATGGAAGATACTAAAAATATAGAAATGGAAGACCAAGTTTTAGAACTTGGTCCCCTATATGATAAAGTAAAAGAAATAGCAGAAGCTAATAAAGAAGCATTTAAAAATGACCAAACATTAACTACAGTACAAATGGATGATGTTTTTGCTAAAATATCTGATAGAGGAAGTTTTAGTGTAGATGATCCTGATCTAGAAATTCCAGAACTTAAGAAAAATATTGTAAAGATATTTGGAATAATCCATAATATATTCGTTACAGATATTTATAAAGACGGTATTCCTAAGAAAGTACAAGATGAAATATATTCTAAAATGCAAACTGTAGTTGCTAAAAAGAAAGAAGCTATGAATTCTCTTAGAAAAGAATTAGATTTAGCAAAATCTGATCTTAGAAAAGCTGAAAATGAAGTAAGAAAAGCAGAAAGATCTGGTAGAGCAGTTGTAGAAGCAGATAATTCTTTAGATATTCCATTAAAGAGATACGATAATGCAGAAGCTAGATTTAAAGCTAGCCAAAAAGAATATCAAATATTATCGGATATAAAAACTAGAGTATTTAGTGGTAACTCTAAAGAAATGCAACATATTCAACATACTAAAATAGTTCTTTCTATATTATATAGTATAAAGAAAATAATGAAAGAAAACCTTACACTTGAACAAGTACAAGAGCAAAAAATATTTAGTTCAGATAATGGAATAAATGAGAAGATGTATAGTTTATTAAATAAAATAATAGCAGAAGTTAGAAGTTTAAGTGATAATGAATTTAATAAATTATTAGAAGAAATCGCAGAAACTAGTTTAGAAACTTATAATATACAAGCTAATAACTACTATATTATGTGTAAAAATGTTCTTAATATTCTTATAGAAATGTTTGGAATTGAACTTAGTCTTCCACCTATTATGAAAGAATTTAATAAGAAATCTGAAGTTCCAGTTGATAGAAAAGATGAATGGGATAAAGCAGAACAATATACAATAAATCAAGCTAAAAACTATATAAAAGAAATAGTTGAAGGAAGATATGAAAAGAAGAAGATTGAAGGACATGAATTAAATATGTTAAAAGAAATGTTAACATTTATTGATGAATGGACTACATTACAAACATTACAAAATATGATACAAGCAAATCAAAATACATTAATGCAAAAACGTGCTATAATAACTAGATTTAAGCAAAGTATTAGAATAATAGCAAGACTTATATGGAAAGGTAAAGAATCAGATGTAGTAGAAAATGATTTATTTGAAAAAATATCACTTGCAGTGTTATTCGGTACTACTAAAGCTGATGGAATATATCTAACATTATGTATGATTTAGGAGGTTATTATGAAATATGCTTATGTATTTTATGATAAGTTCATATTTAGATTTGAACCAGATAGAATGACTTATAGAATGATTTATTTAATAGGTAAATATAATAAATTATATAAAGAATTACCAGGTCACCATAAAAACGGTGACCCTTTTACTCTAGACGAAATGTTGGAACATTCTAAAAATTGGAACCAAATAACAGTACAAAGTTATTGGTTATTCTATCTACAAAAGAATAAAGAAAGATTTAAAGAATTTTATAAATTATTCGAACAGGAGGAGAATATGAAGCATTATATTTTCTTTTATACAGAACATTTTACTTTTAGAATGAGTAAAGGTTTAATAGAAGTATATAACAAAGAAACTAAAGAATGGGGTAAAGTTGCAACTTATGAATTAGTTGATGATTATAATTTTAAATCATTAAGTGGATTTATGATTACACATTATGCTGATTTTATGAAAGATGCTAATGGTGAATTGATGAACTTTATTAATTATGAAAAAACTACACCTAGATTTTTAGAGTTTCTAGATATAATAGAAAAAGGAGTAGATGTTAAAGATGAAGAATAAATTAGAACAAGAATTAACTAAATATACTAATGTAAATATTTTACCACATGATCATAAATATGTAAAATCATCACTTATTTATAATATGGGATTTGGTTTATTAAGAATTAAAACAGATGATGTACAACAAGTATGGAAAAATCTAGTTGAATATAATTATTTTAATGAATTTTTTACATTATTCCCATCTAGAATAGAAGGAGATACTGTAGTATGTAAATTTGTATATAGAGAACCTCATATATATTGTAAAAATGATGGAATTAATAATGAACTTGGATTATATCCAGTAGATAAAGCTCGTATTACCTTAAATTGGTTAAAAGATCATATTTATAGAAATCTTATAGTAGAAGAGCAAACTGCTGATGATTTTATAGTATTTACTAGAGGATTCTACTTTGATAGAACTATTAGTGAAATTGTGGATATACTTGGTAAAGATGAATATATCTGGAATGATAGTAGTAAAGACGATAGAGAACTTCCAAAAATTATAGATAAACTTATGCTTAGATATATTTATAGAGAACTTAATGGAAATTCTAAATATGGAGAATTAAATGAATATCTTAAAGTTGACGATTTACATCCAATGACTTCTCTAGCTCGTATAATTAGTTTAAGTAATCTTAGTCATATAGATTCAAATGTTATTTATAATAATGATTCTCCTAATATCGTAACTAGATTTAGAATAAAAGGATACAAAAAGCATTTTGATGTAGCAGCTGATATTTTAAGAGATACTGCATCTGATGAGCAAACATTTATAAATAAAATTGAAAATAAAGGAAATAAAGCTGTAATAGAAGTTGTAAATATAAGACCATTCCCTTGGTGGAGTACTATAATCAAAAGTGCTAAAACTATTGAAGATTTAGAAAAATCTTATCTTAAAGAAGCTAGTAAAAAGATACCATTTAATGATGATGACTATATTATAGATATAGACTATAGATTAACATATGAACCAATTAAAATGGACTATAATATTACTGGTATAGATAATTATCAATTTGATAAAAATTGTGTAAATTATAATATTGACGAGTTATTTAAAAAGGAGCAAAACTTTATGGAAGAAGCATTAAAATATATTAATGAAAGAAGAGATGCTAAAAGATTTGGGACTACTGAACATATTGATTTAAATTTAGTATTTGAGTATCAAGAAAAAGTTGAAGATGGTGAACTTGTTACTACTGTAACTAACATTACTGAAAAGACTGGTAATAAAGATATAGATGCTGTATTAGATTATATGAGAGCTTATAAGACTGTATTTGGACTTGATTCTGAAACTAGAGAAACAGTTATAGTGGGAGATGAATCATTAATAGAAGCACCTACAAACTTAATTTCTATAATTAGAAAAGCATTAAGATATGTTGGATTAGCTCCATTACTTAATGTAAATTTAGATAGAGACTTTAGATATTATATATTAAATGGATTAAGAAGTGATGGAACTGGCGCTACTGTTTACTTTGGTGATATCCGTAGTCATGTAATGTATACTGTAACAATTAAAACACAAGAAGTTCCAAAACCTGAATATTTTGATGAAATTATTAATAAATTAAAAGATCTATGTGAAAATGTTGTATTTGAAGGTTGTATAAATCTTGATAGAAAGAAGGTTCAATATGAAAGGATTGATTAAAACTATATTTAAATTTGAAGTAGAATACGGAATAGTTTCATTTTATAATTATAATTTTAAAAATAATCTAGACTTTTTTGAACCTACTAATGTGGTAATATTTCCAGATCCAAATATGAGACCAAATGATCCGAACTTTGCTAATAATAACCAATTTAATATAAACTTTAGATATTTTATTATTAAATCAATAAAAGTTGAAGATTATGAAAATAAAGGACATAATAGAACTGCATTTAATATTGGAACTATAAATGATTATATAGCTAAACATTATATTTATACTCCAAATAAATATGAATCTAAGTTTAAAACAGAAACGTTTACAATAGAATCAGATATTCCATATTATGAAGCACAAGTAATGATGGAAGATAATGAAGATATTTATAGAAAGAAACTAGTTAGAAAAGTATATGAAAATACTATAGATGATATTTCTAGTAGATCCGTTAAAGATGTTTCTATTGGTAGACTTCTTAGACTTTATAATGAACCAATTAGAGAAAATGCAGTTTATAATACATCTAGGTGTGGATTTAGTGTAGTTATTAAAATGACTGATGAAAGTTATCTTGATAAAGTTCTTAACATCTTTAATAAAGTGGATTATGGATTTATTAAATCTCAAATAATGAAAGAAGAGTATACTGAAATAGGAGTATTTATTTACAGTAAAGATAAATTGTCTAGAGAACGTGATATACAAAAAGTAACACAATTTGTTAAGGGATATCTAAAATGTTATGATGATAGTATAGAAATTTTAAGATTTGATGTTTTAAATACAAAAGATGATGTAATATATCATAAATTCAACTTAACTGGTCATGATAACGAAGTATTTGGATTACATGGTGAAAATGTAGGTTTCTCTTACTTTAAATTCACTGATAAAAGTGATTACAATTTAGCAGAAAATATATATGAACAAGTTGATGAATTTGAAAAAGTTGTAGAATATGGAAATGTTCCTAATCCTGGTAATAGAGTTATTATTACTTTGGAAGCTGGAATTAAAAATGGAATTACGCCAAGAGATTGCGATGGAATATTTACAGAATTATATGATATCAAATTATTAGAAAATGCTTCATTTATTCCAGAAAAATATTCATATATAAAGAATCTATTTAATGAGTATAAACCTATAACATATAAGGAAACTACATTTTATAATGGTAAATTAATTAGAGGTTTTGGTATAAATCCAGGATTTTTCAATAATCCAGAGGAAGAAGAATATTTTAGTTGGTTTAGAACAGCATTAACTAATTTATATAGAAGATTATGTTTTATAGATCATACTTATAAAAATCAATTATTTTATGGACCATTTTTAAATAATATGAGTGATTTTATTAAGTTTGAATTTGCTAATCCTATTAGAACTAGTAGAGAAGAAGCTTCAGAACTTACTAGAGTATTCTTTAATGTAAAACTTAAACCTTATATTAATAAAAATGTAAAACCAGACCAAGTTCAACAAGGTTTATTTGAAGAAGTGTTAAAAAGAATTATGGATAAGAAAATCACAATTTCAGTTCCAGATTTAGCAGTATATGAAGATGTAGCTGTTGATAGCACATATACTAAAATATAAACCATCTGAATAATAAAAGTCCGGTGCGGAAATTTTAAACAAGTTATTAATGTAGTATAGAGTAGGAACTATCTACTCTATATTATATCTAATTACTATATAGAGATTGACTAATATCTTTTTGATTCTTTATAAATTCTAAAGCTCGTAACTTGTCAAAATTATAATCATCTTCTAGGTCTTTCTCAATCTCTGACTTCATATTATCAAGAAATTCTTGTTCTAATTTAAATTTATTATCACAGTTACTAGAACTATTAATAATAAACTTATCAAAGAATCTTATGAATTTCTCTTTAATAGATTCATAATAATTAAAGCTCATTAAACCACCTCCTTTCTTGAGGTGATAAATTTATATAAAATAGATAGTTCCTATTTTATAATAAAATAAAAAATAAACATACCCCAATATAGATATAATTCTATATTGGGGTTAAGTTTTTATTTATCTTTATTTACAGATTTACAAATTCGATCTGTAATTTTATAAGCTGCATAGCATATTACTGCTATACCAAATAATCCAATTCCTGATGCAGTGGCTTTTATTATATTGCCAGCTGCATCGTATTCATAAATATACTTCATATTAAATCCTCCTTTCTTATAGTTCCAATACCATTTCTTAATAGATGATCATTAACTTGATCAATAGTATCATTCTTATCCATAGTTGCAGCGGTATTTAAACATACACTACCTAATACACTAATTGCCATTCCAGCAACTAGATATTTTTTATTTTTAAATCCAGCTGCCATTGTAATACAGTAACCAGATGCTATTAAACATCCAGATCCAGCTATAAATAGTGAACCTTTACTGATACTTCTTAATATGCTCATTTTATTTTTCCTCCTCTTGTTTTAATTTATAAGTATAAACTCCTTTTATTAGCAGTCCAGCACCAACTAGGAATGCTCCTGCTATTTGGCTACTTTTATCATTAGTATACTTACCAGCAGCCGCAATAAGTACACCTCCTATAATACTAGCAGTAGATGTAGGTTTAAGTACATCTTTAAATAATTTCCAATCAAATTTCATAATAGTACCTCCTTAAAATTTTAATTCTTATTATAAATGGATGTGGTATCATCCTTTTGAGTTAAATAGATAATACCACCAATTACTACTATGCCTCCTAATAAATATTTACCTACATCAGAATCAGAGACAACTTCTGAAGTATTTTTTGCTATAGTAGTTACTCCCTTAGCTAAAGGTTTCATTACCATGTAAGCTAAATCAGAGATAAACATAGGGATCACCAACCTTAATTAGTGATCCCTAATAATTTATCATAACATTTGCACACATCTGGGAATAATGTGTGCATTTTAGAGTCATAATAGTATCTATTATTTTTACTATTATGGATTCTTAATACTGTTTTTATATCTTTTGGATATAGATCTATAGCAGATGAAAGAGTTTCCATCTCTCTTTCATTGAATTTGTATATATCAAATGCATCTTTGTCATATGATATTAATACTACATTTTTGTATTTTTTAGGAAATACTACAGTTCTTTGAACCTTTTCTGGATCAAATTCATGTAGTATAGCAACTTCTTTACGAAGAACCCAAGCATTATCTTTTATATCTTCATGTATAACTCTAGACCAAGCAACATCTGTTACAGTTCCTTGATCAATAAGATAGACAGTGATACCTTCACTGTCTAAATCTTTATTACTTCTTATTATGTTAGCTACAAATGTATACATACCATCATTATTACCAATAATATTTAAATTTTTCCATGTATTTTCCATTATATATCATCTCCTATCTCATTATCTTTATCATACCATAAGTATTTATAATTTTTATTATCTAGATTATTCTTCAATATACCTATAAGAGGTTCTATATGAAGAAATAAATCATCACCACTCTTAGTTGAAATTATGGTGTTGTTTACAAATGCATCATACATTTCATTCCAAACTTGTACTGGGTAGCACCATTCGCCGTATCTAATTTCAACTAAATCAGCATCTTCATCATAAGATTCTATAACCATTTTAAATGTTATATTACCATATAATGCTTTTGCAATTAATTCAATTCTACCTTTATAAATTACATATATTCTACCATATAGGAAGTCTTTTGGTATTGCTTTAGCTATTATATTTTCTTTTTCTGCTATTATTACAGATATTTTATTATTTTTAATCATTTTTCCTCCTAAAAATTTTTTATATTATTAAAATGGGAGAAGATATTTAATAGATTTTATCTTCCCCCGAAATTTCTTTACATTACCTTCATTTCTTGTCTTAATACAGAATATCTATGTTTATATTCTTCTATAGATATTTTATTTCTAGATTCATCTAATTCTTTAATTTTATTTAACATTAATTTTACTAATGAACCAAATTTGAATTTAAACTCATCATTTGATTCCCTAGTGTCTCTTTGTTTATATTTATAAATACTAAGCATATAATTAATTAAATTAATGAAGTTTATTCTTTCATCTTTAGTTTTAAAATCTAATGGGTAATAATATTTATATTCAAATTCTGGTTCTATTTTTTCTAATCTTGCATATACTATATCTCTAATAGTATCAATTACATGATCTGATAGTCCATGTCCAATTTGCCAACTTCTATTTAATTCAGCGAAATCATAATTATATAATGTATCCAAAATTTTATCAATAGTTTTATCTTCTGTGAATTCTCTTTCTTTTAAATTCATTATATCATGAAATAGTTTACTCTTTTTAATTAGTGATAAATCTTTTGTACATTTTTTATACTCATTATATATCATTTCAATATCTTCAAATTTATATTGAGCATTTATTTCACCATCTAGTTCTCTATAATTGATATAGTCTTCATAACATTTTTTCATTTCCTTTATTAAATATTCAGTATCTTCACAAACTTTATTATAATCAAAATGATAATTAAATGCTTCAGCTATTTCTTTTCTTTTATTAAATCTTCTTCTGTATGCAGCTAGTGATTCTTCTATTCCACAAGCTTTATTAAATAGTTTAATCTTATCTTCTTTTCTAAGATTTTCTTCTATAGCTTCACTATTCCAAAAAGCTCTAGATGCTACAGCTATATTATCAGAACATTCTAAATTAGCTTGAATAGCGTATATACAATTATCAGTTGGCCATTTAGTACAGTCAAATTCATTTTTAATTTTATTTTCATAATCTCTTTTTAATTCAATTGCAGTGTTATATAATATATCTATTTTTCTCATTAGAATCATTCTCCTTCTCATTTTAAATTTATTATTAATTATTTTACTAAAATATAAAAGAGGGAAACTACTTATTTCATTTCCCTCGTAATTTCTTAATTATTCACCAGCTACTTCTAGTATAAAGTAGTTATTGTAAATACATGTTATAAATCCAATCAAACAACCGATAGTAACTTCATAATCTTTGTAACTACCAGTTCTTAACTTCTCAATATATATTTCTATAAGTTTTTGATCATGATCAACAGCATTTTCATATACACTTTTAATGATGTCATTAGTGTAGTTACCTTTAATACTAAATTCTACATCATTGACAATGCTTTTCTTAGGACCGAATATATCTAAATTAATAACAACATCATTTAAAACTCTATTAGCTTCTATATCTCTAGTTACATTTCCAAACCATTCTTTAAATTCTTCAAAATTATTAAACTTCATATTCTTTTTCCTCTATATATTCTTAATATTTTTAAAACTATAAAATTAGAAATAAGGATATTATATTTCAAATATCCTTATTCCTTTAAACCTTATTTTTCCATTTGTCTTAAACGAGCTTCATGGTCATTAACAACATCACCTATTTCACTCATAATTTTAACATTATGATTTATAACATCTGCATGATCATCTGTTATGAATAATGTTCCTAATCCCATTACAAATGTACCTAAACATGCCAAAACTAATCCTGTACCAATAATTCCTTTTAATCTCATTTTGAGACCTCCTTTATATTTTTATTTGAAATATATAACATCGCCTAATATTATATATTCCTTATTATCTAT